AAACTAAACTCAAGGTTAAAGACGAGATCGCCCGACTAGTTTCTTTGGTCAAAGGCGACGATAATAAACCTTTTAATAAAAGTGATGTTAAATATTTTGACGGAGATAACACATGAAACTATTAACGACAACAATCTTAGCAGCAACACTGTTCATTGGCGGCTGTGGCGAGCGAGCTGTGTTCGCAGCAAAACGTACTGATACTACAAAAGAACAACTAGCAGGCATCGAAGAAAGAATCAAAGGCTTCGGTGTAGTTCACGTATCTGCTGAACCTGCAAACTTTACTGGGTCGGCAAGTGCGTATGTTGTAAGCGCCGGAGTGCAATTAGCATCTGCTGATGTTATGCCCGGGCAAGCAAAATATGCTTCTTGTGGTGCTTGTCACGGAGTACGTGGGCAAGGCGGAGTTGGCCCCATGCTTGCAGGACAGACTGTGGAATATATCGTAGATCGTTTGCGTAGTTACAAAGCAGGAGAAACAGTAGGGGCACAGAGTGCACTTATGTGGGGGCAAGCAGGTATGCTGACAGAGGAAGGCATCAAAGACCTAGCAGAGTATATCGATACGTTTGGTAGTGATGCGTAATGGAATATGTATTTGCAGGAATATTGTTTAGTATGCTAGTAGTTTGGATAGTAATAAAAGCTGAGGACGATTGATGAGAAGTATTTGGGTAACGTTTCAAAAGGAAGGTGTACATAAGTATCCAGGCGCTGATACTGATCCCAATCTAGCAACGGGCGATTGGGATGACGTATCTTTTTTAGGATATCCCCACCGACATATATTCCATTTTAAAGTTTGGCTTGAAGTGTTCCACAATGACAGAGACGTGGAGTTCATTCAGTTTAAACGCTGGATGGAAAGACTGTACACACAAGACACATTGCAGTTGGATTACAAGAGCTGTGAAATGATCGCAGATGATTTAGCGGAGCGTGTACAAGCCAAGTACCCAGACCGCTGGCTAAAGATATCTGTCGCAGAAGACAACGAAAATGGTTGTGAGATAGAGTATCAGAAATGAATTGCATCCAGCTGTATTCAGGTTACCCAAGCGAAACTTTGCACGAAGAGTTAGCTCTGATGCCAGCTGGCGAGACTATCTTAATTGACTTACTCAGTGAGGGCGGTGTTTTTATAGATCCGGATCCGGAATCTACTCACACTTCTCGTGGCATGGACTTGTTTACTGTTATACACGAGCAGTGCAGTATTGCATCCGTTGACCCCAGTTTAATAACACTATGGTGGGGTAATGTTAATGTCCAAGATCTATACGATATGTGGTGCGAAGAAAACAACCCAAGTAGCAGACTAACTGTGGCGTACTATACACTTTGGGGATCGACACTGGTCACAAACACAACTGATTACCATGCACAATACGAGGTATTACGAAACAATACCCAAAGAGAAAAGTTATTCACGTACTTGTGCGGAGAGCCAAGACACTATCGTATCGAAGCAATGAATTATATCTACGAAAATAATCTCATTGACAGTTGCGAATGGACATGGGTAAACGACTCTAAGAAAGAGTTACATCCATGGTTTCACGACAAAATTCCAAAGTCTGCTGAGGGACACAAAAATGTAATGGAGCGCAGAACCTTTCATGATCCAGGGAAAGAGTTCTTTGATATTTACGATAGAACTTACTTCGACTTGGTCCCTGAAACACTTTATTACCATGATATGTTTCATCATGATGAACTAGCGCATTGGGAACCAGTATTTTTCAGTGAGAAGATATTCCGAAGCATATATAATAAGAGACCTTTCTTACTTATCGGTAATAAAAATTCATTGAAAGAGTTACGCAAAATGGGATTTAAAACCTTCCCACACATATTTGACGAAAGCTACGATTCACTTGATGACGACGAGAGAATGAATCATGTGCTGGAACAGCTAAAAGGACTGTCCATTGAACAAATGCATATCGATATGTATTCACTAGAAACTGCAGAAATATTACAACATAATTACGACACCCTAATGATCTATCACAGTCAATATGGTGACATAATATAATCCGTGTAAGTACGGAATAACACTAAGGAGAGAACTATGAGTTCAGAAACACATTTACAAATCAAAGCGGCAATGGAAACATACTTAGAGGAGAATGAAAAGTTCGAATCAAAGGGTGTGAAAGCTGCATCAGCTCGTGCTCGTAAAGCATTAGGCGATTTAGGTAAACTAGCTAAGACTAGACGTGCAGAAATTCAAGATAAAAAGAACAGCATGTAATTATGAAAGTATACTTAGTTGAAATAGAACCTGTAGAAACAAGATACACTGCGCAGTGGAAAAAGCATTTGCCTCAGCAAATGCGTGATGCTGGACTAGAGGTACATGTTATAGAGGGACCAGCTGATGCTCCTCAAGACACAACTCCGGGAGCATTTTTAAACTTCAGTGGAACTAATTACTGGAAAAGTGAGCAACTGAAAACAATTAGCCAGATGTTTGCAGACGGTACTGTACAAGACGGAGACTACTTCTTATACACTGATGCTTGGAACCCTACAGTTCTTCAATTAAAGTATATGGCTGAATTACTTGATGTAAAAATTAAAATCGGAGGCATGTGGCATGCCGGTAGTTATGACCCAGCAGACTTTTTAGGAAGGCTGATAGGTAACGCTCCATGGTGCAGACACACAGAACTTGCAATGTTCAATGCCTTCGATGATAATTTTTATGCTACCGACTTTCATATAGAATTATTTTTAGAGGCATTCCCAGATGTGGATTTAAATAAAATTCACAAAGTGGGTTGGCCAATGGAGTACATGAAGGGATTATTAGACACACATACTTCTGCAGACAAAGAAGATATTGTACTATTCCCTCATCGAGTCGCACCTGAAAAACAAGTTGATATTTTTAAAGACTTAGCTAACAGCTTTCCAGACACAGACTTTATTGTTTGTCAGGAACAAACGCTAACCAAAGACGAGTATCATGATCTACTTGGTAAAGCCAAAGCAGTGTTCAGTGCTAACACACAAGAAACATTAGGCATCAGTTGTTACGAAGGAGCCATTGTAGGTGCTCAACCTATTGTTCCAGACAGACTTAGTTATACAGAGATGTACGATGACTACTTTAAATATCCAAGTACATGGACAGAGAATTGGGACAGCTATTTGAAACACAAGGATAAGATAGTTGAATACATACAAGTAGTTCTTGCTCCTAGTAACGAACGAGATAACCGAATACAAGATTTGGAAAGCAATTTAAGAAAAGAGTTTTTCAGTGGTGAGAAACTGTACACAATTATTAGAGGACACACAAGTGAATAACATAACAGAAAAATCTGTGGTTGTAACAGGAGGCAGCGGCTTTATTGGAAGTAACGTTTGTCGATTGTTATCAGACAGCGGATACAATGTTGTTAACATTGATAAAAGCAAACGCACATTAGAAGGTGTAACCCAATACCCGTTTGAGGTTGATAACAAACAAGTTAACGGTATATTAAAGTTACTTAAACCTGATGTAGTTATTCATATAGCAGCAAATAACAGTGTACCAGCTAGTATGAAGGACCCGGCCACCACGTACACACAAAATGTCTATCAAACAATCAACTTGCTTAATAGCTGCGCTGACGCTGGTGTAAAGAACTTTATATTTGCATCAAGTAGTAGTGTATACGGTACAAGCCAACAAGACAATGGTATGTTCAAAGAAGACGATAGCCTAAGTCCAGTCAATCCATATGGCAGATCAAAAATGATCTGTGAGCAAATTATCCAAGACTACGCAACGGCAAACGATTTTAACTTTGTTAACTTGAGACTGTTTAATGTTGCAGGCAGTGCTAATGGCCGATACGGCTATCAAAAAGATCCGCTTGTTCATGTTCTTCCCATACTTACACGAAAAGCTATGGAGAACGAAGGGTTTGAGATTAACGGCGACGACTACGACACTGTAGACGGAACAAACATTCGTGACTATACCCACGTGAGTGACGTTGCAAGAGCATTCCAATCCGCTGTTAACTACTTGAGTGACGGTGGCGATTCAACTACATTAAACATTGGTAGTAGCAATCCTGTCAGCACAAAACAACTTGTTGATCTGGTTGCAAAAGAACTAGACACAGAGATTGATACATCTATTACGCCTAGGCGACCGGGTGATATGGTAGGTACTTTTGCAGATAATAGCAAAGCCGCTAAAGTATTAGGATGGAGTCCTGCTATGTCTATCGAAGATATTATCAGAGATGAGATCAAATGGCAATCTGCAAAATCTAAAAGGAAAACGTGATGAAGAAATTTTATACATGGGATGATTTAGAATCATACCTTGCTGATTTGGTGCGTATGATTTCCTTGGACTCGTTTAATCCAGGTGTAGTAATTGGGCCTGGTAGAGGAGGATATATACCCGGTGTAATGCTCAGTCACTATTTAAACGTTCCGTTCGAAGGATTCAACTGGCAAACAAGGGATGGTGATTTTGAGGATGCTGAACAACTACAAAGTATTTTAAGTAAGTATAGTAACACAGATATTCTTGTTATCGATGATATCAACGACACTGGTAGCACTCTGTCTGGTATATATGACGTTATTAATAAAAATAATAGCTTGTATTCTGACATCAGATATGCTACAATATTTAACAAGCAATCAAGTTCGTTCGATGGTGTAGACTATTATGCAGAAGAAATTGAACTTGAGGATAACAATTGGATCGTTTTTCCTTATGAGAGATGGTGGAAGTAATGGAACGTATTGCAAAGATAAGAAAAGTTAAATATATCAGCGATGGTACTAAAGGCCCTGACACGACTTATGTCGTCGACTTGTTCGAGGATGGTGTTATGAAAGAGACACGTACATTGCTCAATAAAAGCATCCACTATGCTGAGGATGTAGTAGAAAATTGGGAAAATGGTATTATCAAACTTGACTGTTGATAAATATAAATGCTACACAAAGGTAGCAACACAATTCAAAAATTTAAATCCGCGTTAGGAAGGAGAATCGAATGGCTTATAATAAGACTAAAACTGACCCAGATCTGGGTCGCAGAGTACACGAACATCTAGTAAAGATGGGTGTTGAAACACCAGTAACAGACAATGGTTTTTCTCGTACAGATAAAATTGATCTAATCGAAGAACACTTTAAAAACATCATGAACGTCATGGGGCTAGACCTTTCAGATGACAGTCTTATAGACACACCTAAGCGTGTGGCAAAGATGTATGTTAACGAAATCTTTTGGGGACTTGACTACGAAGCATTCCCAAAGTGTACAGCAGTAGACAATAAAATGAAGTACGACGAAATGGTTATTGAGCGTAACATTAATGTTCAATCAAACTGCGAGCATCACTTTGTTGTAATTGATGGTGTTGCTACAGTGGGCTACATCCCAAATGAAAGAGTGCTAGGACTTAGTAAACTTAACAGAGTTGTTGAATATTTTGCTAAACGTCCACAAATCCAAGAAAGATTAACTGAACAAGTTTATCATGCATTGTCGTATATATTAGATACGCCCAATATTGGAGTTATTGTTGATGCACAACATTATTGCGTTAAGAGTCGAGGTGTCGAGGACACAGGCTCCTCAACAATCACTAGCAAGCTAGGAGGTTGCTTTAAGAACGAACCAGACGTTCGTGCTGAATTCATGAACATTGTAAACTCATCTAAATAAGGCACTAACAATGATCGAGAAAAGACAGAACACATTCGTTGTAACAAACGGGCTTGTCCCAGTCGATGGCATTTGTGATAAGATTGCAAGTGGGGCAACATTTGAAAAATTGTATGAACTTTATCCATCGATGGACAGGCAAGACATAGTGGATGCTATTAGTTTTTATGCAGAAAATACCACGTTACCTGGTGCTCCAGACGATCAGTTACTTGACTTAATAAATGTGGGTAAAGATGAATTTGATGTTGTAATAGAAATTACTAGGCTGCATCAAGTTCCGTATATGAAACTACTAGCAGCTTCGCTTCAGTACTATCCGCACAAACAATCCTTTACAACACTAGTAAACCTAGCATTGAGAGTTTGTTGTCTAAGAATAATCGACTTACATGAACGGGGAGAGCATAGGCTAACTGATATAGAAACATTAGTTAACAGTGCTCTAATAAGAAATATACCCAATGTGTTAGTTGATATTGAGCGCACACGCCAAGACTTAGACTACGATGAATACTTAGAAACAAAAGAACGGATGGGTATGTAGTGCCCCTCCCGGGTGAGAGCGGTAATGCTGTAGACTATATTTATTCTGCAGATAACCTAATATACAGTGATTGGAAGAAAACCTTTGTACTTTTTCCAAGAAGGTCTACTTTTAATAAGTCGTTAATTTGGCTTAGAGTAGGTTACACTAGAACTAGAAAAATGAAAATAGACCCGCCGCAATTTCCTAGACACCACTTGAACAGAACAGAATGGGCTACACCAGATGAGATGGTGTATCTCAAGTTAAAGGGCATAGACATATGAACTTAAAGTACAGCGAAACATTTTATTCAGCACAAGGCGAAGGGCAGTATGTAGGCATACCTAGCCTGTGGATGAGATTCTTTTTGTGTAATTTACAATGCAATGGCTTTGGTCAAACAGATCCTACTGACCCTAGCACATACGACTTACCATATGAGAAAATTGATATCACGCACATCGATAATGTGTTTGATCTTCCTGTGTTTGACAAAGGATGTGATAGTTCGTATACGTGGAGTAAGAAGTTTAAGCATCTCATTACCGATCGTAGTGTAAAGGATGCTGTAGACGAGCTTACAGCCCTTCTGCCGCACGGTAGCTTTATTCATCCTGCAACATTACAAGAAACGCACATGGTGTTTACAGGTGGCGAGCCTATGTTAAAGAACACACAGCCAGGTATGATTGGTGTGTTAGACGAGTTTGCTAAAAGAGATAATATGCCCAACTTTGTTACTGTAGAAACAAATGGTACTAGACCTATCACTGACGAGTTTGCTGATTATATTAATCGTTGTTATACTAGATGTGAGGGCAAAGAATGGTATTGGAGTATCAGTCCTAAACTGTGGAGCACTGCTGGTGAGAAATCTAAGAAGGCTATTCAGCCTGAAGTGGTAGGTAAGTATGCCGAAGTCTCTAGTCGTGGTCAACTAAAATTTGTAGTAAATGGCACTGATGAAAGTTGGAGAGAAGTAGAAGAAAATACTAAACTATTCAGAGAGGCAGGATGTAACTTCCCAGTATGGATTATGGGTGTCGGCGGTACATTCGAAGGCTTGGTACAAACAGAAGCAAGTATAGCCGATGAAGCAATACAACGTGGATACAATTACACAAGCCGAGTACACGTACACATATATGGCAACGCAATAGGAAAATAATATGAAACATAAAAAACTAATACCGTTTAAATTACTACCGGCGAGCTGGGGACTATCAGGAAAGACACGGCAAACAGCTGAAGCAGAGTACTACTATGACGGTAAGGACTTGGAACTCAGACTAGCAGAGATAAATGCAGAAGATGATGTTAGTGCTAAATTAGCAAAACTCGATATTGAATTAAAGCATGAGGATATCACACAAAGTGAGTATCATAAAACATCTGCTAATTTAAAACACGAGCCTTGGGTTGACGTTAAAAACGTTGACGTGAATCCAGAAGATCCTAAACAAGGATTCATGGAACTAGACTGGAACGACGAATTTGTTAAAATGTTAATGGACAAAGGATACAAGGGTAAAAGCGACGAAGACATTGTTAATCTGTGGTTTAACGATGTATGCAGGACTGTGTTATTACAAGAACAAGCTGACATGGACTTTGGTTTAGAAGGTGTATATGGTAAGAATGGTGACGTAATCCGTTATAGGAACAAAGACGATGACTCAGACGACAGCTGAAACCAAGCTAGCCAAGTACGTCAAAGAGATACTTTCTCCTAGCATCAAAAGATTTGTGGATGATTTAACTGACGATGAACTACTACAATTACTAAAACAATTTTCTACCATGAATATTGATCTCATAAAAGACTTGACTATTGCCGCAAAAGAGCGTAAAATAGTCACTAAGCAATGGACAGAAGATAGTCCGTTCGATGATATCATTAATGAAATATAGGATATTTGTATGAATTACTTGTTAGTTGACGGCTTAAACATGTTTATGCGAGCAAAGCATGTAGGTGGGCGTGGTCAGGACATTGATACTAAAATTGGCATGGCTATGCATATCATGTTTAACAGTTTAAACAAGTGTTGGAGAGAGTTCGATGGTGATCATATCGTATTATGTTTAGAAGGCCGTAGCTGGCGTAAGGACTTTTTTACACCTTACAAAGCAAACCGTAAAGTAGTTGCAGACAAGCGTAGTGTCCGCGAGCAGGAAGACGATGAAATGTACTTTGAAGCATACGACGATATGGTACAGTTCTTTAAGGACAGGACTAATTGTTCAGTGCTACACTGCCCTACAGCTGAAGCAGATGATTTAATAGCATCTTGGATCCAACAGAAGCCAGACGATAATCATTACATTATTAGTACTGACAGCGACTTTTATCAGCTCATTGCTCCCAATGTAACGCAGTATAACGGCACTACGGATCAAGTTGTTAGTCTTGAAGGGTTTAAAGATCTCAAAACAGGTAAGATAGTTAAAGACAAGAAGTCAGGAGAAGACAAGGTATTAGGCGATCCTGAGTATATTCTGTTTGAGAAGTGTGTGCGTGGTGATGCGACTGACAACGTGTTCAGTGCGTACCCTGGTGCTAGGAAGAAAGGCAGTAAGAATAAGATTGGTATTGCAGAGGCATTTGCAGATAGAAAGAATGCTGGGTTTGACTACAATAACTTTATGTTACAACGTTGGGTAGACCACGAAGATGTAGAACATCGTGTTAAGGATGACTTCGAACGTAATCGTATATTGATTGACCTCACGATGCAACCAGAAGAAGTAAAGACACGATGCAAACTTGCTATAGAAGAACAATCAGCAAAGGATGCTGTAGGTACTATCGGACTGCACTTTATGAAGTTCTGCGGTAAGTGGAACTTGCAGCGAATGGGCGAGAGCGCATCACAGTATTCGGAGATGTTGGGTGGACGAGTTAGACAGTAACATTGATGAGATGTTTGAGAAGTTGAAAAATCCAAACTATCAACGAAGAAGCGGACCTTTCCGTATCTTAAGATACGGAACTCAGGGAAAGGTTCCTTACATTTACGAATCACCAGACGGTGGTAAAACTGTTTATGCCAGACAATTTGGTACAAGCGAACCTAGAATTTTAGTGAAAGGAGAAAGTCGAAATGATTAAATTTAAAGATCAAGTACAGTTGCAAAAGATCAGCGAGGATGCTTGGATTGTAAACGACGATGAGCGACACGTGGGAATCCTGCATAGAACTGTGCAAGACAAGTATACTTATTTGGACAAAACAGAAACTATACTGTTTGATAACAGCGAAGACGTTAAAGATTTCTTTAACAATAGTTTTGTTTTTGATGATGAAACCACTATTGATATTACGCAACCTAGTACATTTTATATCAAGGGGTATGCAGTAGACTATCCCAATCCTGTTCCTGTAGACATAGAGTCTGAGTACTATATGGCAGCTATTCCGTTGTTTGCAAAAACAGAATCTAGCACAGTGTTTTATGCTGCTGGTTGGTACTGCATTAACTTTGAAAAAGGTTGGAAGAGCGGTAACTGTCCTAAAGTTAGCACATTATTACAATACGGCTACGAAGGTCCATTTAAATCTAAAATAGAAGTAAAGCAACGGTTAAAGCAATTGAATAAGCAGAAGAGAACAATGCTCGAGATCCAAGATGCTTGAGATGTCTGCCGTAGAAAAACTACAAGTACATATTGAAAAGCTCATTGATGCTGGTGTTCCTACAGTAGAGTTGAGCACAACATTTTTAAATGAAGTGCTCAAAGAAGTCGCTACTATAAAGTCAACAGACCCTAAAGAAGATAGTGAGGTAGTTTTTAGCGGCGGAAACTTCACTAGTGAATAAGCCTAAAATAAATAGACACTGTAGTAAATGTAATAGAGCCACTTCTCAAGTTGGCTGGTTCTGGCACGAGATACTAGGCACCTTATGCATAAACTGCGGTATCAAAGAAAGAGGAAAAATAAATGAAAGTAACAATATATAGCAAACCACAGTGCCCTTACTGTGACGCAGCAGAGTACGCAGCACAGTCTTGTGACCTCGATTACACGGTCAAGAAACTAGATGTGGACTATAATAGAGACGAACTTCTAGAGCAATTCCCTAACGCAAAAACATTCCCCCAGATTGTTGTAGACGGAGAAAGCATTGGAGGGTATACACAGTTCATGGCAATTCTAAAAGAAAAAGATATTGTTTGATTTATTAAAACTTGCTTTAACTGTTTTTTAGATAAATAAGTGTATAGGAGACTATACACTCATGAGTAGACCAAAGCCCACGATACTGTTAGAAGCAGTTTATAAAGATACATACAGAGCAGAGCAAATTCTTGCAGCTGATGCCATCTACAGCGTCTTTTACCAAGGTAATCCAATTAATTTACGCACACTCAACAAATTAGTATCTTACCCTGGACCTAAATATAAAAAGGTGTCCTTTAGCAATAGTGGCCATGCATTTAATCTTGCAGAAAAGCTAAACAAAACTTTTAATACAAAAGAGTTTACTGTAGTAAGATTAACTGAAGGCGTTGAGATTATAGAAAATAAGATCAATGGCGACATTGCAGAATAGTATACAATATCAAATTTGTAGCGCAATAAAACAAGACACCCAAGCGTTGGCCCCTCTCACAGTCAAAGAAGTCTGCTATATGATGTTTAAAAATCTACAACATACTGACACAACTGTGTCAGGTCTGAGATTAACGTCAACAGGCTTCAAAGTACTATCAAAAAGATATGAGGCGTATAAATTTATGTTAGGAGATTCTGGTCTACAAAAATCTCTATTAATCAAACTGCATGAAAAAATGCAGTGGCCTTACTACCTAGATAAGAAATTTCTATATCTATTCAATGGGGACGATGCTATGTGGCTTAAACTGTCTGACTCCAGTGTAGAAAAATTTGCTAAAGATCTAGATTAACATGTCCTCACCAAACTTTAATCATATACCACCAATTGGGCCACAAACAAGACTACCGAGGTTAATGGACTACCACGATGGGAGTGAAGGTGTTAACGGCATTGTAAAAAAACTACCTAATGGCGGCCATCGAGTACAATATGTTCCGTCGGATCACCCAAAATACTGGAGTAGAGAAAGTAACAAACACTTATTAAAAATAAGATCAAGCCAGAATTCCCATAGTCCATACAACGACCCAGACGAGATGTTGTACACCACAAACAACAGAAACTTTAGAACACCTGACAACTTTGAAAAAAGCATGCCCGGGCTAATGAGCCTAGGGTGCAGTCATACATATGGTGTAGGAGTTAGAGACCATGAAGCCTGGCCGCAACGTGTAGCGAATGCTTTAAACCTGCCTAATTGGAATCTAGGCTCTGGTGGGCAAGGCGTGGATTATTGCATATGGGTTGCTAGAGCGTTTTTCGATAAAGGGTACATACCTAAGGCAGTAGCAGTATGGTGGCCCGATTTATATAGAACATTAATAGTATCAGACAATGCTAATCGACTCGAGGAAGATATTATGTCCACAATTATCGATGGTATTCCAGGGAACAAACTGTCGAAAGATGTTTTCCCGGTTTCGCATGCCGACCTCGGCAATCTGCCGCTAGACGTCAAACTGGTAGCTAAAGGTCACTTTGCGAAAAGTGAAATGCATATAGTAACAGAGTTTTTAATTAAGCGAGAATACCTAATTTTATTATGCCGGGCGCACAATGTACCGATAGTAGAGTATGTCAATGATAAAATGGTTGGGTTCGATGATGAGTCACTGGTTCAACAAATAGACGAGAAGTCTAGTTATAAGATACCCCAAGCTATATTAGCCGATGATACTGAAAATCCCAATGATGCCTACAAATATTATCAAAGGAAAGGATTGATTGTTGAAAGAGAATGGTGTCCCGACATATTCAACGAAGTTGGTAGAGACGCTAGTCATAGTAGTGGCACCTTTATGAAAGAACTTGCTGACCGTTTCGAAATCAGTTTTAAACAGAATTACACAGACTTTGCGTAAATAAAACTATTAGATAATAGGAGTTTGTCGTGAGCGACACATTGGTATTGAATGCAGACGGTAAACCTTACTCAGTGCTTCCACTTAGCGCAATTAGTTGGCAAGAGTCTGTTAAGTATATGGTGCTTGACAAGGTACATGTTTTAGAGTGGTACGACGATTGGATGGTTAGTAGCCCGTCATGGGAAACTAAAGTTCCTGCCGTGATAATGATAAAGACATACGTAAGGAAAAACACCAAAGTTAGATTTTCTAAATATAATGTTTTCTTACGGGATAGTTTCAAATGCCAATACTGTGACATCACTCTCTCACACAGCACTGCCACAATAGACCACGTACTACCTATCAGTAGGGGTGGTGGAACCAGCTTTGAAAACGTAGTCACATCATGCCAGCCTTGTAACAGTAGCAAAGGTAATGAACTTACTCCTCTACCATCTAGGACACCAATGCCGCCGAGCTACTATGATCTAGTAAAGAACAAATCGGCTATGTCTGTACATATCAAGCATCCTAGTTGGGAAAAGTTTATATTTTAGCACTTTTCAGCATCAAATACCACAGTTTTGTTACACTTTTCTGCGGCATCTACCATAACTCTAACTAAAACAAGCACTTAGGACTCAACTTTCTGCCACTTTTTCTGGCAAAAAGGTTGACTTTTGTCCAAAAACCCGTATAATAGTATACATAATTAAGCAAAAGGGCAAAGATTATGGCATATTACACGTACACTAAAGACCCAATTGGTTGTTTCGTAGAGAAAGACACTGGCAATTACTTTGAGTATAGTGTAAATGATGAGACCTATGAAGGTGCTCCTGTTGGATTTGCTCTTAACTACCCACACAAGGTATGGGTTGGTGGCGAAGGTATTGCTGGCATGAGCGGATGGCGATTTGCCAATGTGAAGAAGACCGTGGCTTATATCATTGTAGATGAGGACGAAGGCGGTCCTGTCTTAGAGCGTTGGTTCTTAAAAAAGAACGATTCATACGCCTAAAAAGGTTGACTTCTGCCAGTATTTCTGGTATAATATATGCATAGTTTAAAAAAGAGAGTAGAAAAAGATGGGTTCATATTTAATCGTTAACACTGAAAACAACTCAATTTACCGTGAGCCTTCACGCAGTAGTTGGGAATCAAATCGTTATGCTTCAGAAGGTGCTGCCAAAGCTGGTATCACTCGCACTGTGAAGTACTACCAAAAAGCACTGGACGAAGTTGCTGAAGTTGAAGCACAAGGTAAGCCGGACTACACTGCTCGCAACTACAACGCCGCTCGTGACGCAAAGAAGAGTAACCTCACTGATCGTGCTCGGTATCGTGTAATGCACTCAGAAGAGTATGCTCTCATCGAGCCCATGATCACCACAACAGGCATATGCCCTGGCAGTGGCAAAGAGATCACTCACACCGCTTCAATCAACGAGCCTTACTACTTGAGCCCACTTAGTGAGTCGTATTGGTCGGCATAAAAAGGTTGACTTTAGCCACTTTTTCCGGTATAATATATACATATTAAACAATAAAGAGCAGAAAATATGTCAACAGATCTACGCAACGTCCCCACAACAGATATCAGTCAAACACGTTTTTTTGGTGGGGGCGACCGCGGTACTTGTATTCAAATCACTCAGCGTAAAGTCGAAGCAGTTGACTTCACTGGAGAAATGTTTAACAAGGTTCAACTCACTCGTGACGAGGCTCGTGTATTGGCCACAGAGCTGATGCTGTTTGCAGAAGGTCGCGAAGTTATAAATTTTGAAAATGGAGGATGCTAGTAATGAAAATTCTTAATGTTGACCAAGGTCGCCAGAACATGTCTTCGCTACAAGGATATATTGATGTAGACTTTGACACTCTAGTTGAAGTTTTTGGTGCTCCTCATCACGATACTCCCAGTGGTGATGAAAAAGTAAGCACTGAGTGGGAACTTTGTTTTGAAGTTGAGGACTTCGGCGAAGTAGAAACTGTGTTTGCTACAGTCTACGACTGGAAAGATTATGATGGTGGCATGCGCAGTCGAAGTGGTTCTGTCTACAATTGGCATATTGGAGGCTTTAAGTCTCAGGCAGTTGAGGCTGTTCATGCTGCTATTGCTGCTCACACTGGAGCGTAGGCGATGAGCAACCACTACAACGAAACTTTGCTCGAAGACAAGTTTGAGCAAGCGATTGCACTGGGTATGTCAGATGATCAAGCAGAAGAGTCTGCTTGGTCATTTTTCAATGACGATCCTGTAGGACACATTGATCCTAATGAAGAACTGCAACCAGGCGAATGTATATGTGGTGCGTTTCATTGTAAGGAAGAATATAAGCATTGGACATCAGGGTGGTGATTGATACTATGAACGACTTAATTTCTAACGCATTAAAAACACCTGACGGTACAATTATTCGTAGCCGACATGTGCACGACTATGTTACTCACATGGATGCAAATGGCAAAGAGTATATGATAGACGGCGGTCTTCAATACATTCGTTGTAGTGCTAATGGTGACGAAGAATTCATAACTGTCACACTAGATGATCCGCATGATCTAGTACGTGAGGAATGTGTTTGGGGTACGTATGGTATTAAAGGTGATCAACCTTTAACTTACAAAAGATTGTGCGATATGGATACCGATCATATTCAAGCAGTATTGGAAAATGTATCAAGTATCAACCAAGCAATCAAAACTGCTATGCAGAACGAGTTGGAGTATCGCAATGAACGGGTTTAGAAAGATGCAGGAGCGCCTGCGTGAAGAAGGTTGGTACGTAGGCTGGAACTTACCATGCTGTCAAAGTTGTGCATGGGCTGAATTACCTGATGAGTTTGAGGACGGCACTGAAATAGACCTTAGTAAAGTGCTGTTCAACCACAGCCAAGATTGTGAGGCAGAGTTAGACGAACAGACTTGCATGGCTTGCCATGGCGAAATGGGTGAGGAAGACGAAGCCGGCGAGTGGTTCGAATGCGAACGCTGTGACGGTGAAGGTTATTATGATGGAGGTTACGATGGTGACCAATCTGACTTGGATCACAGTGTTGCGGGTTTTGTTTGCTTTACTCCTGAAGCACAAGAAGACAGTACATTCTGCTTTAATGGGGACAAGACAGGTGTAAAGAATTTAAAAGCAATCATTCCTATTATTGAGGAGTGTGGTTGCAAGATATATTGGAATGGTAAGGGCGACACTCGCCCAGACATAAGTTGGAGCAACATTTAATGAATCCGTGGAATATCATTCAGGCACTAGAGGCAGACAATAGCACTCTAGCAAAGCAAGTAATACTCAAAGACAACATCGACAATGCTGAGTTTATCAAAGGTGCTACTATGTGCCTCGATCCGCTTGTAACGTTTGGTGTAAAACAAGTGCCTACCACAGACACTATAGGTCCTGGGGTTAGTTGGGACGATTTCAAATCGTTAGCTGATGAGTTAGTTAACAGAGAGCTCACAGGATATGCCGCAAGAGATGCTATTCAAACAATGGCAGACAACAGCACAATCGACCAATGGAACGATTGGTATCGTAGAATTCTTATCAAAGACCTACGCTGTGGTACTGGTGCTAAACTGTTTAACAAAGTACAAAAGGACACTATTCCATTGTTCGGTTGTATGTTAGCGCACGATGGAGCCAAACATGAAAAGAAGATTGCAGGCAAATGCTTCGTTGAATACAAGTATGATGGTGTGCGTGTTATTGCTATTGTGCAAAATGGCTGCGCAACACTATATAGCCGCAACGGGAAACTACTTTCCAACTTCCCACATATTGAAGAGGCCCTTAGCAAG